CAAGGTGGTCCTGCTGTGTATCGAGCTGATCCGTCAGTTCTACGACGTGCCGCGATACTTCCGCATCCTCGGCCAGAACGGCACCGAACAGTTTGTCCAGTATTCCAACGCGGGCATCCTCCCGCAGCCGCAGGGCCAGATGGTCAACGGCTATCCCATGGAAATGGGCGTGGACGTTGGCTACCGGCTGCCGCTGTTCGATATCGAAGTGACAGCGGAGAAGCAGAGCCCCTATACCAAGATGGCACAGAACGAGCTTGCGCTTCAGTTCTACTCTGCCGGATTCTTCGCGCCGGAGAACGCGGACGCAGCTATGGCCTGCCTCGACATGATGGACTTTGACCGCAAGGATTTCGTCATGCAGAAGGTCCAGTTGAACGGAACGCTGTTCCAGAAGCTGATGCAGGCCCAGCAGATGGCCTTGCAGCTGGCGGCCTACGTCGATCAGACGCAGGGCACGCAGTTTTCACAGGCGATAGCGGCCCAGCTGGGAGTTGGAGAGACCATGCCCGGAAACCCGCTGCCCGGAAAGGCGGCAGCGCAGGGCATGAACGCGCTCGGCGGCAACGCGGCCAAGGAGAGCGGCGTCACCCGGAAGGCCAGAACGCAGGCAGCGCAGGCCAGCGCTCCGAGGTAAACCATGATTGAGACAAAGTTTGAACAGTCAGGGGACGCCCTGATACTTGACATGAAGGGGCACGCCTCCTTCGCCGAGATGGGGAAAGACCCCGTTTGCGCGGGCGCTTCCATCCTCGCCATGACCGTGGCACAGTGCGTGCGGAACATGAGCGAAGAGAAGAAGCTCCAGAAGCGGCCCACGATCCGCATTCAGAACGGGCGCGTGCTGGTGGTATGCAAACCGAAACGCGAGCACTACCACGAGGCGCTGCACCTGTTCTATATCGGGGAAACCGGAATGCACCTGCTTTCCGTGAGCTACCCCGATAACGTCACCCTCACACCGTTTGCAATGCCCGAACAGGGCTGATATAGCAAAGGCGTCGTCCACCTTACGGACAGGTTACGAGATTCGCCCACTCCGACGGGCAGGAGGTACCCATGCGTAAAGCAACACTCGCTCCGATCTTCAACTTCATTCAGCTCTTCGCCGAAGGCGGCGGGGCTCCGGCAGGTGGAGAGGGGGCAGCGGCACCGGCAGCAGCAGGGCCGCAGCAGGGCGTAAAAGGCAATCCGCTTGCCGATGTACAGTACGGGAAGCAGGAGAGCGCTCCCGCCGCCGGGGAGAAAACCAGCGCAGAGGAACGCAATTCACGTTTCGAGGAGCTCATCAAGGGAGAGTACAAGGACCTCTACGACGCGCGTGTTCAGGACACGATCCAGAAGCGCCTGAAGGGCAACGAGGCGACCGTGCAGAAGTACAACGCCCTTGCCCCCGTGCTCGACCTTCTCGCCGGGAAGTACGGCGTGCAGGCCGATGATATCGAAGGGCTTTCCAAAGCGATTGAAGAGGACGAGACCTTCTATGAGGATGAAGCGCTCGAAAAGGGCCTGACTGTACAGCAGGTCAAAGAGATGCGGAAGATGCAGCGTGAGAACGAAGCGCTCAAGAAGCAGATGGAGGAAAGCAGAAACAGGCAGCAGGCCGACCAGACAGTTGCCGCCTGGATGCAGTCAGCCGAAAGCCTGAAGCAGATTTACCCCAGCTTCGATCTGAACGCAGAGTTGCAGAACGAGCAGTTCCGGCGTCTCCTGCAAGCGAATATCCCGCTTCAGACCGCGTTTGAAGTCATTCACAAGGATGAGATCATCCCCGCAGCCATGCAGTTCACGGCGAAGCAGGTGGAGGCCAAGGTTGCCAACAATGTCAGAGCCGGACAGAAACGCCCCGCAGAGGGCGCGGCAGGCGGGCGCAGCGCGGTTCAGGTGAAGAGCGATCCGAGTAAGTTTACCAAGGCGGACATGGACGAAATTGCCCGCCGGGTAGCGAGAGGAGAGCGAATCGTACTCTGATTCCGGTACTCCTCTCGGCCACATCATCATTATGAGAGGAGAAAAACAATGATTAAATTCCTGATTATCCTTGCGCTGTTTGCGGTTCTCCTGACCGTCTCCGTCCGCAGAGGACGCGGCGGCTATATCGGAGACTTCATTCAGCTCTTTGCCGTCCAGACCACGCTGCTGAATGACGTGGGGAACGACCTGTCCCCCGAAATGAAGACCTTCTATGACAAGGCGCTTCTGTACGCGGCACAGGCCCAGCTCGTACACCACCAGTTCGGCCAGAAACGGCCCATCCCGAAGGGCGGCGGCAAAACGATTGAATTCCGCAAATTCACGCCGCTGAAGAAAGCCCTGACGCCCCTGACCGAAGGCGTGACCCCCGCAGGCAACCAGCTCGACGTGACGGCGATCACCGCGACCGTCAGCCAGTACGGCGATTTCATTTCGCTGTCTGACGTGCTGGAACTGACCGCCATCGACAACGTGATTCTGGAGACTACCCGTCTTCTCGGCGATCAGGCGGGCCTGACGATGGATACCGTCGTCCGCAATATTCTCGCGGCAGGCACCAACGTCATGTACGCCCCGAAGATCGACGCCTCCACTCATGCGGAGACCGAGGTCACGAGCCGTGGCGCTCTGGACACCACCTGCGTCCTGACGGTTGATCTGGTGCAGCAGGTTGTCGCACGTCTCCGCGCGGTCAACGCGCCGAGAATCAACGGCAGCTATGTTGCCATCATCCACCCCTATGCCGAGTATGATATCATGCGCGATCCTGAATGGATTGATCCGCACAAGTACAAGGACACCACGAACCTGTACGAAGGCGAGATCGGCATGATCTCCGGCGTCCGCTTTGTGGAGAGCACCGAGGCCAAAATCTGGCGCGGCGACAATCTCGCGGGCGACGTGCGCGAGCTGGTGCTCGGCGCGAACATCTCCGGCGCTGTGACGGAGATCACCTACAGCACTTCCGGCGTCACCCTCGCCGCCGACGAGCTGAAGGACCGCTATATCAACATCAACGGCGTCACCGCGAAGGTCATTTCCAACACGGCCAGCAGCGGCACGCACAAGATCACCGTGGCGAGCACGAACTTCGGCTCCGGCACTTCCGGCACCACCAAGATTTATCCGGGTGAGGGCGGCAGCGCAGGCAACAGCGTGTTCGGCACCCTGTTCTTCGGTGAGAACGCCTACGGCGTCACCGATGTTGAGGGCGGCGGCCTTCAGACCATCGTCAAGCAGAAGGGCTCTGCCGGCACCGCTGACCCGCTGGATCAGCGCTCTTCCGTCGGCTGGAAGGCCATTGAGACCGCAGAGATTCTCATGCAGCCTTACCTGATCCGCGTGGAGCACATGTCCAGCCGCTGGTCTGCCAGCGTCGAGGCTAACTAAGCATTGAGGGGAGAGGGAGTTTTCCCCCTCCCCTTTCTGTATTTATCAACAAGGAGGAAACAGAACAATGGCAAACACTGTAAAAGACCCGGCCACCGATGAACCGAAGACGGAGAAGAAGGTCAGAATCAGGCTCCCGATTGTTCCCGGCGTGGCAAAGCAGGAGGCGGTTTTCGTCGGATGCAATACCCGTACCTGGGTGATTCCGCGCGGCGTGGAGATGGAAGTCCCCGAATGCGTGGTGGAAATCCTTCAGCACTCTGAAGACGCCCAGCTGGAAGCCATGCGCTTTCAGGAAGCAAACGCCAAATGAGAACAGGGAGCGTTCCACGCGCTCCCTCTTTTCAAACAGGAGGAAAGAGACATGAAGATTCACGACGCGATTGCAGAGGTTGATACCCTGAAGCCGAACATGTTCGGCGAGAAGGAAAAGATAAAGTGGCTCTCCCGGCTGGAAATGCGGATTTATCAGGAGATCATCTGCACCCACGACTACAACGAGGGCGAGACGGAGATCACCTTCAGCGGCTACACCGATGGCGACGGAGAAAAGGAGCTGCTTGTCGGCGAGCCCTACGACGAGATGTACGTCCGCTGGCTGGAAGCGCAGATAGACTACAACAACATGGAGTTCGACAGCTTCAACAATGCCAATCAGGTGTTTGAATCTATCTACGGCTCCTTCCGCAACGCCCACAACCAGAGCCACATGCCGAAAGGCGCGAGAAAGATTTTCTACTGAGGTGCGCTATGGCCTACTATCCCAAACTTTCAAACCGCAGCGCTTCCCGCGTGATTGTGGACAACTTCCGGGGCTATAACCACAATCTGAAAATCCGGGACGGGGAGTTCTACGAGACCAAGAACCTGACGACGCAGTTCTACCCGATGCTCGCCAACCGGAAGAAGCGCGGGAGACTGACGAACACCTTTACCAAATTGCAGGCGATCATTGCCAAGGACGCCCTGTATTGGGTAGACAACGGCACACTGTACGCAAACGGATACGCGACCGGGCTGACAGGCTTGCAGACTGTAAAGGAAACGCAGCTTGTCAGCATGGGCGCGTATATCTGTATCTTCCCGGATAAGAAGTACATCAACACGCAGAAACTGACCGACTACGGCGACATGGGCGCGAGCTGGTCCTACACCGGCAGCGTCACCTATACGATGTGCCATCAGGACGGCAGCTATTACACCGACGTGACCAAGAGCGCCGAGGCCCCGGAGGACCCGGACAACGGCGCGATCTGGATAGACACCACCAGCGGCAGCGTGAAGGAGTACAGCAGCTACACGACGGCGTGGGTAACGCTGGAAACGGTCTACACCCGCGTGGACTTCCTGACCATGGGGCAGCTCGCCACGGCCTTCAAGGAGTACGACGGCGTGAACATCACCGGCGCGTACTTCGACGACCTGAACGGCAGCAAGATTCTGTATGCCGTGGGCGGCGATCCTCAGACGAGCTATGACTACATGGTGCTGATTGGCATTCAGGAGGAACAGTTCACGCAGACCGGCGCGAGCATCACCGTGACCCGGAAGGTGCCGGACATGGATTTTGTCTGCGAGGCACAGAACCGGCT